CCAACCATTAATGTCATCAGGCTCTGGAATACAGATATAAAATAACTCATCTTCTTCTACTTTCCATTGTTTAAAATCATCCGCCATATCTTGTGCAAAGCCTATAATATCTTCAGTAGTGTAGTATGTGAGTTTGTTCTCGTTACTTAAGTTAGCAAGTTCGTTTGCATAATCTAGAGCCTTGTTATAGTCTTTGTCGTAGCTTTCACCATCTTTCTTACCAGCTCTCACTAGATACTTCAATACCTGCATTGTATACCAACCTGCAAGCTCTTCGTAGTTAAAATTATGTTTCAAGTATTCGTTAAGTTCCACACCGTATTCATTAGCATAGTACCTATTCTTTTTAAAATCCATTAGATAATTCCTCCAAACCATGCAATACTCAAAATTGCAATCATAGCCAGCCATGCAACAGCTATAAACGCAAAGCTGACACCTGCAACTATCATTAAAGTTTTTACTATATCTTTCATGCTTCATTCACCTCGAACTCTAAGTTGTCCATTAACAATGACTGGTCTTTCAAAAGTTTTTCTTCCACAATTTTAACTGCTTCGTCTTCGTTATGAGCTTTTACTATATAGAATAGCTCCACTCTTACATTTACATCATATTCTTCCATTTTGTTCTCCTTAATTTGATTGTCTGTATTTTTCCATAAATAATTTCTCACATTTATCATTTCTTGTTCCATTTTTAATAGTGCTATGTGCTTTGTCAAAAGAATATACAGTTTCAAAGCGTTCGTCAGAAATTGAATAACTTGAAATTATAACGATATTATTTTTAGACATTTCAAATGCCCAGTCATAAAACTCTTGACTATCAAATGAATTTATATAACTATCTTGGTTGGTTCCTTCATAAGGAGGGTCAAGATATAATATAGCACCAGAAACTTTGCTAAAGTCTTGATAACTTTTATTCGTTGCTTTTATTTTATTTACTTTTTGAAGTCTGTAAAAATGTTGAAGCCGTGGAAGTTGTTCAAGTTGTTTATGTATTTCTGGCTTAGCGTTAAACCAATTCCAGTCCAGTCCAGAAGTAACTTTCTTATATGTTTCGGTCTGTTTATAACCACTAAAAACGTCATGCTTTTCAATTATTTCTTTAGCTAGATTATATTTTAAGTCTGAAATTTCTTTAGAATATAAATAATTTCTCTTTTTATTTCCGAAAGAATTAACTAGCAACTTCAAAAAGTCGTCTGTTGTCTTGTTTTCTTTCGCTTTAATCTCGAAGAACTCATCTCTTGAAATGATAAGTGTTTTAATCCACTCACGGTCTTGCGAAATAACCCGTTCGAAAGCGTTGGTTATATCCTTGTCTAAGTCATTGTAATACACTTCTAAACCATTTAAAATACATTCGGCTGTAATTGCTCCACCACCTCCGAAGATGTCGTATATCGGCTTGTCTGTGCCAAAGTTCTGTTTGATGATTTCAACTATTTTCTTACTTATCTTCTTCTTGCTTCCTTGGTACGGTAGTCCGATTGGTTTACCTTTTCTGATTTTCTTCTCGTCTAAATTAAGCATTAAAATTCCTTGTCTTTCTAATTTGGTAAAATTTATTCCATTAGACGATACCTCCGTAGCACCAGTTAGGGTACTTGGCAATCATTTTATTACTTATAAAATCAAAGTTTTCTTTCCAAAAGTCAGGCGTCAACCCATATAAACCGGTTATGTACTCCATAGCATGGTCAAGATCACCGTTAAGTTTATAAATTATTTCAATTTTTTCAAGTGCTTTTTCTTTTGTCATCATTTTTCCTCTTTCCTTAACTCGATGTACTAAGTATAACAAAAAAACTCTAAGCCGTCAAGCAAAAAGTTTTTTATTGTTAATTATTTTTTTCTTTTTATAACTTTATGAAGCCAATAAAACTCGCTTAGTATTCTATCCCCGTTTTTCTTCAACCATTTTCCAGCATATATATAACTTTCTAGTGTTCCGTCAAAGGCTTCCATTTGTTCTCTTAGTTCGCTCTCAATAGTGTGTAATATAACTTTTTCAGCCATTTAAGCCTCTTTCAATTTATTTTTGAACCAGATGATTCGTTCTTTGAACCAAGAGTCTACACCTTCAGGACGTAGCCATTTACCTTGTTTAACTCCGTTCTTTTCCATGAACTCAATCACTTTATTGGGTGTTTCTGGTTCGCTAAATAAGCTAGGTTTAACAGCGTTGAATTTACTAAACATTTCAAGTGTTTCGATGTAGCTATCTTTCAAAAGTTCAGTGTCAAGCAATTTTTGGGCTTTCTCAGCACGTTTAGCAAGTCGTTCGTTAGCTTGTTCCAGTTGCTCCTTTTGTCGCTGTAAGCTCAAGTTATGGTTAATATAAGCAATTTGCTGTGCATGTCTTCCAAGTTTGCCTTGCGTATTAAGCTCGATTAGTTTAGCCATTCCCTCGCCAAGAATTTCATCAGGGACAAGATTATATTTATATTTCTTATTTGTGTTTCTTACGTAGTTATCAAGCGTTTGTTTAATTTTAAGTTTTTTGTGTAATTCTCGTAGTGTTGTCAATTTAATACTCCTTCATATATTTTACCAAACTTCAAAGCGTTGATTTTAACTAACTGCTTCAAGTCTGATATAAATTGCTGTTCCCCGT